CCCGCCGGGGCGGGGGCTTCTCTGGGCTATCCGATTCGGATCAGGTCGTCGGGATCGTAGAGGCCCTGGTAGGAGGGGAGTTCCTTGATCTTCTTCCTGGCGGCTTCCTTCGAGATTCCCTTCCTGGCGGCGAGCCAGGCGGCCGATTCTTTGAGGTTGCTGGTGAAAGTTCTCGGGAAGATTCCTCGATTGTCTCGCATTTCAGTTTTTCCTTTCAGTCCCGGGGGGCTTTCCCCCTTGCTGTACTTATAGTCTACCCCACCCGTGGCATGGTGTCAAGCCGGGGGTGGGGTAGATTCGTGTGGTGGTGGTCACTCTCCGAGTCCGCGTTCGAGCCGGGAGAGACGGGCGTCCACGACGCCTATCTCCTGGGAGAGCCTGCGGAGGGTGCCGGCGTGTTCGTCCCGGAGGGCGTGGACCTGGCCCTCCACGCGGGCCAGGCCTTCGGCGAGGGACTGGCCGTCGCCCCGAGGCTCCATCCGGCGGCGCATCGCCCGCAGCTGCCTCCACACGGGGACCAGGCCGGCGAGTGCCGTCAGGACGCCGGCGACGGCGGTGAGGATCGGGGCGACGTGCTGCACTACTCTGCACCTCCCTGGGGGGCCGTCGGGGCGGCGGCGGGAGGAGGCAGCTGGGCGACGTGCGCGGCGGCGGCCGCGCCGGGATCGAGCCGGGTTTCGTCGCGGACGGGCTGCAGCTGCGCCGTCGGGGCGGCCCCGGACTCCGCCTCCGACTCCGGCTCCGAGGGGGCCTCGGAGTGCTTGCCCTTCTGGCGGCCGTAGACGTTGACGGTGGTGGCCTTGGGTTCTCCGGGCATCAGGTCGTAGAGGCCGGAGGCGGTCAGTCCGAGCACGATGCCTCGGGCGACGGCGTCGAGGTAGCCGGAGCCGGTGGAGTAGGCGTCTCCGCAGGCGACGGCGACGCCGGCGAGCACGGAGACGAGCGGCGCCAGCTTGGAGGGGAGTCCGGTGCGTTTGGCGAGGTTGGTGAGGGCGACGATGGCGGGGACGGTCAGGAGGATGCTCATCAGATGCTCCCTCCCAGCGCCCGCAGGTCCTCTACGAGGGTCTTGGCCTGTGCGTGGACGGCGCCCATGAGGGTCTGGACGGTCTCCGGATAGGCGCTATGCTCGGGGACGTCGGGCCAGGCGACCTTGTAGGCCTTGTATTCCTCCCAGGTGAGCTGGCGCATAGAGTGGGCGGTGACGAGGTAGGCGACGTTGTCGCCGATCCTCCATACGATGAACATCTCATCTCCTATGGGTGGTTTGATGGGGGCTGGGTCTTCGGAGCCGCCGAGGGCGGCCTGGTAGATATCGTCCAGTTGGTCGATTTTCGAGTCGTAGGGGCAGTTCTTCCCGTAGGCGGTGGACCAGCGGGCGCCGGTCTGCGCCCTGGACCAGGTCTTCCTGTCGTTCGGGTCGAAGCGCCCGAAGTCACCGGCGCAGCCGAGCCTGTGCCAGGCGAGGCCCCTCAGGTCTCCGGGGGTGGCGATCCTGCGGGGGACGTGCGGGTGGGTGTCCCATATCCAGGCGAGCAGCTGCCCGAGCGCGGTCACCTGCGAGGCGGTGAGGGCCCGCTCGGAGGCGCCGTCCCATGTCTCCACGCTGATGTCGCCGAAGTTGCCTGCGCCGGACGCCCGAGTGGCCTGCGACGTGGAGGCGTACTGGTAGACGTCGCCGGACCCGTTGACGTAGAACGTGCTGTAGGTGCCCTTGTAGGGGCCGTACTTGTATAGGTTGGTGGCGCCGGAGACGGCGGTGTGGAGGGTCATCCGCACCGGCGTGTGCGACCGGTCACTGGTTTCGCAGTTGAGGGGCCAGTGGGTGGCCCCGGGATACCAAGCCATAGAATCAGGTCCTTTCTTTAGTATCCTATCGCGGTCCACATGAAGGCGTACGGCACGTTGCCGCCTGTTCCGCGGAAGCGAGCACGGAACTTCTCCACAGACAAGGAGTCTATTTCGAGGGGGCCGGGGGGCGGCTGGCACTGGTACTGGGCGTTGTTGATCCCGGATAGCGGCGTGCAGGTGATCGAGCAGACACCTTCCTGGAAAGTCACGGGGAAGCCTGCCTCGGGCATGTAGGTGAACCCATCCTGGATCGACGTCGGGTAGGCGAATACGATCCCCGTGACGATCCGCGCCTTTTTCCAGTAGGCAGCCCGGGCGGTCCCGGCGATCGTGGTTCCGTTGGTGTGCGAGACCACCAAAGAGTTATCGATCGCCTCAGTACGACACTCTAAAAATGTGTCGTTGAGCTTTTTGGCGGTCAAGAGCTCGCCGTCGGTGAAATTATACACTCAATCCTTTCCTTTCCACCGGATGGCTTCCAGCCATGCCGGTACGTGCTCGTAGGGGATGGGCTTCTGCAGGGTCAGGGACGTCTTGATGGATGTGGTGTCCAGGGACCATCGGATTCCGGTGACGTGGCAGGGGTAGGTGTCCTGGACGGTGGAGACCATGACTATGTCGGTCAGGTCTATCTGCGCCGTCTCGCAGGTCGTGTACATGGCGTCGCCGTGGGACCGGTTCCAGTGGGCGACGGCCGGGTCGGCCTCATGCCAGGCAGGGAGGGTGACGGATGACACCCAGGCGGACGGGTAGTTGTAGTAGAGCTTCTTCGTCAGGGTGCCGACGGTGCGGGACTGCCAGGAGTTCTGGCTTGTCAGGCCTTCGAAGCCGTTGAGGGATATCTGCACGGACTTCTTGCGTTCTCCGAATTCTTGCTCGATCGTCCGCTCATACACCGTTGTCTTCTGTTGCGACATGGTGCCCTTATCGATCCACTTTTTCTTGTTCGGGTCCCATTCTTGGTCTATGTGGTCGGTGGTGATATCCAGGCGGGAGATGGCGGAGGACGCATCGTAGTCCACGGACGCCTCGATAGCCTGCGGATAGAAGATGCCGCTCTTGTAGTCGGCGACGCCGCCGGCGTCGATCAGCATCCCCTCGGGGAGCCTGTCGGGCGGGGACCATGCGAACGCCAGCCAGCCACGGCAGTCTATGAACCAGGGCCGACAGCCCGTGGCGGTGACGATGTCCAGCCACTGGGCGAGGGACCGCTCCGCGTAGGGGGCCCGGTGGATGCCGAGCCTGGACCAGCCGTTGTCGGATTTGAGTGTTGTGTGCCAGGATATGCCGTTGGGGCCGGTTATCTCCCCGATGCCGTTCGACGTCCACACCCACCCCTCAGACAAGGGCCCGACCGACGTTTTGGCGGCGAGTTTGGCGGTGGAGTCCACTGAGGTTATCTCGGTGGTGTAGGTGCCGTCGGGCTGGTAGTGGGAGACGACGGTGTCCACGATGCCGGTGAAGATCGGCGTTGCGGACGGGATGTGCACGAGGACGGCGCGGCGGCCGCGGTGGATTTTCGCGACGCGGGGATCATAGGCGTCCTTGTAGACGGCTTTCATGGTGCCGATCTTGTAGGAGGAGGTGATCCCGTCGTAGTCCATGCCGCGCTCGGTGGTGACCGTAGTGGCGGTGTCGAGCATGTCCACCCATATCAGGTCGGCGTCGGAGGGAGGGAGCGTGTACTCGCCGAGTCTGATCTTGCCCAGCGTATCCCACTCGCCGACTTTCCGGTTGGGGTCGGGGAGCGTCGTGGAGCCGAGGATGATCTTGCCGAGCCGCTGGTCGCCGGTGGCGGGATCGGGGAGCTGGGCCATGAGGGCGTAGGCCTCCGGCCCGGTCGCAGCCGAGGCGCCGTCGGGGATTTCGAGCTCGTGTTCCACGTGGAGCTCGCACTCCTGCCCGTCGCAGACCTCCGGGGTCTCTATGGTCAGGCGCTGCAGGTAGCGGGGATCGTAGGAGAGCCAGGTGCGGTCGGTGCCGTCCATGGTCTGGGTGCGGATGCTGCCTTGGATCCCGATCCGCGCGGTGGCGCCGGGGACGGTCGGGCATTTGACCGTGACCGTGACGGCCGGCGACCAGGATTTGGGGATGGGCGGCAGGTCCACCGTGACCAGGTCGCGGCTGTCGGCTTTGAACGTGAAGTTTCCCTTGGGATGGTGCCGTTCGGCGTCGGGGACGAAGACCCGCACCCGGTCTTGGGTCCACTGGTCGCCGGACCGCTGTCGCCAGTGCTTGGCGGCGAAGTCGAACCGGTGGACGGGCGGATACAGATGCATGGCGGCTCCTATCCTACCAGGGTGCGGCCGGTCAGGCGCTCGTACTCTCGGATGGCGTCCACGACGGCCTGCCCGGAGCGGGCGTCCGCGGTCAGGGACTGCAGGGTGATGTTGACGGGCCGGGTTTCACGTGGAACCGCCGCCCAGGCGGGGGGCCCGAGCGGGATGCCGGCTCCGGCGTCGGCGAGGGCGCCGGAGTCGACCATGCCGGGCATGCCGCGGGTGAGTCGCTGCAGGCTGCCGCGGACCGTCGAGTACTGGGATTCCATGCCTTGGACGAGGCCGCCGATGATCAGCCGGCCGGCGCCGTAGAGCAGCCGCTTGTCGACTTCCTCCGGGCCCTTCCACGATGTTAGCTTGCTGGTCAGCCATTTGAAGCCGTCTTTGATGGCGCCGAAGCCGGACTTGATGCCGTTCCACAGGCCGCCGATGATCTTCTTGCCGACGTTCAGCAGGATGCTGCCGGCGTTGCCGAAAGATTTCACTATCTTGCCGGGGATCTGCGCCACCCAGGAGACGACTTTGGTGATCGCGTTCCAGATGGAGGAGGCTATCTGGCCGAGCACACCCCAGACTTTCGAGAGTAGCTTGCCGAACCATCCGATCACCATGCCGATGCTGCCGATGATGGTTTGGAATGTGATCTTCACTTGGTGTGCCGCCCAGCCGATGACGGATTTGATTCCGTTCCAGACAGACTTGACGACGCCGAGCAGGCCCTGGAACGCCGAGCCGAGCCAGCCGGCCGCGGTCTTGATCCCCGCCCAGATGGCTTGGATGACGGCGCCGGCGCCGGAGATGACGGCCTTGATCCCGTTCCACACCCAGGAGGCGACGGTGCCGATCCCGGTGAAGACCGCGCCGATGACCGCGGCGCCGCCGCGGAGCAGGGCGACGAAGCCTTCCCAGGCGGCTTTGACGACGGCGACGGCGCCGGAGAAGACGGCTTTGACGCCTTCCCACGCCCAGCCGACGACGGTGGCGAGTCCGGACATGACGGCGGAGACGGCCGTGACGCCGAGTTGGAAGACGAGTTTAATGACTTCCCAGGCGATTTGCAGGGCGGTCGCCGCGGTCTGGACGACGCCGACGAGTAGCCGCCAGGCGCCGACGAAGACGCCGCCGATAATCCTGCCCAGGCCGGATAGGAGGCCGGGGAGCTTGCCGATGAGGGGGACGACGTAGTCGGCGATGAACCCGGTTATCTTGGTTACGATGGGGAGCAGCATGTTGCCTAGTTTGGCTTTCGCGTCTTCCCACTTCGCGCTCAGGACTTGTTGTTTGTGGGCGAGGGTGTCGGTCTCGCGGGCGAATTTGCCGGTGGAGTCCGCGGACTGCTTTTGGATGAGCGAGAGCGTGGCGGCCTGCGTCGCCTGGGTCGTCAGCTGTCCGTTGACTTTCTTGTAGCCGAGCGCGGCGGCTTCGGCGTCTATTGCGTTCTGGGTGAGGGAGATGCCGTATTTCTCGATCGGGTCCCGCTCACCTTTCAGGGCGGCGGAGAGCGCGTCCACGGCATCCTTGGTGTTGCCGCCGAACTGGGCGCTCAGGTCGGCGCCGATCTTGATGACCTTGTTAGCCTGGTCCGCGAGTTGATTGGCGGCGGTGCCGCCGTTCTTCAGCTGGGTGCCGATCAGGGTGGCCATTTCGTTGTATTGGTTGCGCGACAAGCCGACGGCGTCTGCTGCTTTCTGGGCGTAGGAGTGGACTTGCTTGGCGGAGGACTTGAAGACGTCGTCCACGGCGCCCATGGACTGTTGCAGGTTGGAGGCGGCGCCGACGGCTTGCTTGCCGATGGCGAAAGCGGCGGTGGCGCCGAAGCCGACAACGCCGGCTGCGAGGCCTTTCATGCCGACGCCGAGGGCGGAGAAGCCCTGCTTGAGCTTGCCTATGCCGCCCTCGCTCTGGCCGATCTTGCCGAGCTCCGACCTGAACTTCTTCGTGTCGGCCGTCACAGAAATCTTGATGGATTGCCTTGCCATGCCGCCTCACTTCCTGCTACACTGGGGCATACACGAGGCATCGTGTGACTCCTTTCAGTTGGTTCTTGCCGATCAGCCCCCCGCCTTCGGGCGGGGGGCTTTTCGTTGTTACCACCCCACGTTCACCGCGTGTTGGCTCTCCGCCACGCCTTCCGGAGTTCCAGTTCCTCGATCGCGGTCAGCGTCCAGTACTGGCTGGGCGTGGCGAGCAGCCCGGCGGCTGTCATCTCCGCCATCCGCCGCACGAAACGGCCGGGCCGCCTCACCCGCTCCGGAGTCGTCGCCGAGGACCTGGTTTATGCGGGCGACGAGCGGGGCGAGGGCCTGCGGTGTCTGCGGGGCGGTGCGGGCGCCGGCCCGGATCAGGTCTGCGAGCTGGGTGAGGGAGAGTCCGTCCACGACGTCGGGCGTGAACGGGGGGGCGCCGGCGGTGGCGAGCCGCTGGGCGGAGATGAGTCCGAGCGCCCGGAACATGGCGATCGGGTCCACGGTTTCGAGTTTGTCCAGGGAGACGCCGAGGGTGGTGGTGAGCAGGACGTGCTCTCCGATGGTCAGGGTCTCCATGAGCTGGCCGGCTTCGACGTCGGCGATGGCCGCCGCCGCGCCGGCGTTGTTCTCGTTCTCAGACATTGAGTCCTCCTATGTTGTTCTCTAGGCCGAGTTTGGTGCATATTTCGCCGATGCCCTTGATCAGGTTACGGACGATTTCCTCGTTCTTAACCTCTAGGGCTTTGACGAGGAACATGCTGGGCTTGATGTGGTGTGCGGGCCACCCGTAGTGGATGACGCCGGCGTACGGTATGGATTTGCGGCCGGCGGTGACGACGGCTTTGGTTTTGCCGCGGCCGGCGCGGATCGAGCCGGCGAGACGCCCCGTCTTGTGCGGGGTGAGTGGCCGGGCGGTCTTGACGACCAGGCTGCCGAGGGAGTGCATGAGGTCTTTCATGTCCTGCGTCTCGGCGCCGGCCCGGTTGAGGGCCCTCACGGTCTTGTTGAAGCCTTCGATGCGCATGACGGTGCCGCCTCCGAGGTTGTAGAGGCCGTCGCCGGAGACGGTCACCGCCATACCGTGCCTCCTTAGGCTTGGGTTTTCTTCTCGCGGGTGCGGATCGTGAATTTGAGTTCCGTCGTGGCGTCGTCGTCGCCGGCTTTGATGCCGAGGGAGGGCCGGAGCTTCGGGAACGCGAGGGTGCCGACCCAGTGGGGTTCGTCGGCGGTCGGGGTGTCGTTTCCGTGCGGTGCCAGCACGAACGGGACGTTGTCCTTCGCGGGGTTGTCGAAGACTTTCATGCACAGGGCGTCGCCGCTCGTGGACTGTACGACGGTGACTTCGAGGGTTGCTTTGCCGACGGAGCCGTGCCGGACGTCGCCGAAGGTTTTCGTGCCGGCGTCTTTGGTCTCTTCCTCGGGGAATTTCCATTCGGAGACTTCGGCCATGTAGTCCACGTTGTCTATCTTCAACGTGAGGTTGGAGCCGCGGAGGCGTGCGAATGCCATTACTTCTTCGCCTTTCTTGTGATGATGGTGCGGATGGTGATACGGGTCGCGGGGAGCGGGGCGGCGAGGCTGTCGCTGGATATCGCCGTGTACTCGCCGACGGTGATGCCGCCGACGTCTAGGCCGAGGGCGGTCTGGGTGACCCTGTCCAGCATGGACGTGGCGTCGGCGATGGCCATGCCGGGCCGGGCGGTGATCGTGACCCGCCAGGTGGCTCGGGCCTGCCCATAGGGCAGGTCTTGGTTGTCGCCGGCTTCGACGCCGGTGAGTTCGATCCAGGCGGATGCCGGCTGGATCGTCTGCGGCGGGTAGGCGCGGACGTCCACGAGGGAGTCGTGGTAGACGTCGCCGAGGAGCCAGGTGAGGGTTTCTTGGAGCTCGGCTCGGCACTCGGCGATGGTGGGGATCTCGGTCATGCGAGGCCTGGCCTGACGTAGGAGGCGAGCATTGGGTAGACGGCGCGGAGCGGGTCCCTGGCGAGCCGCACCGGGCTGCCGGCGTCCGCGAACGCGGAGAAGACACCGCCGGGGTTCAAAGCCCTCGTGTTGAGTTCGCGGGCGACTTCTAGGACGGCTCGGGTGGCGATCCGGTCGGGGATCTCGGAGGATCCGACGTAGTCCCGGATCATCTGCACGGCGTCGTCTACCAGGTCGGCGATCTCCGTGGGTTCGATGGTGGAGGCCCCACCCGCGAGGTGCAGCTCGCGGGTGAGGACCAGCCGGATCTTTTCCAGGTCTACCGTGAACGCCATAGCCGTCAGGCGGTCTTGAACGTCCAGGGGAGGATCGCCAGGGGCATCTGGCAGTAGTGGGCGGCTTCGCCGTAGACGGCGATGTCGCGCTGCAGGTCCAGGACCTGATCCTGCTGCAGGGTGATCGGGGCGCCGGGAGCCTCCTGGCAAACGATCGCCCGCCGATCGTAGAACGCGGCGAGGGTGGCGCCGGGCAGCGGCACGACGGGCACACCGTACAGGCTCAGCGAGATGGGGGCGGTCGGATCGATCTTGCCTTCGTTGGCGACCGCCGAGTCGGAACCGATCCAGCGAAGCAGGCGCTTTTCCTCGCCGAGTTTGGCGATCGATTTGATCAGGTCCCAGGTCAGGAACAAGCCATCGATCACGTACTGATCACTGTCGTCGAATTTCTGTTGTGCGTCGATGATCGTGTCCCTCAGCGAGNCATCGATCACGTACTGATCACTGTCATCGAACCGCTGCTGCGCATCGATGATCGTGTCCCTCAGCGAATCGGCGGTGATAGCGTCGGCTTTCGTGAGGCCGCCGACGGACTGCTTGGCTGCGACAGCCACGATTTGCTCGCGGACGAGCTGGACGTTCCACGCCTCGATCTGCTTCGCGTACTTGATCGCCTGCCGCTCCAGCAGGTTGTTGACGAAGGCGGGATCCGCGCGGGTGAGGGTCTTCCGGGTGATCTGGGTGCCTCCGGCGAAAGACTCGATCGTCGCGGTCTTCTCCTCGTCCTTCATGCCACCGGTGGCGACCTTCGTGCCCTCGGTGTAGGC